ATGCCGGGATTTGCTAACACTAATGTTGCTACGTTATTGCTTATAGATGAGCCGACTACTGGTGCATCGTTATGCCAAAGGTAAGGTGATATTAAATCTTCTGCCGCTTGGCAGCATTCTTCTACTGTTGCGCTGCTGTACAAACTTCCAATTCCTAAATTGGAACGAAGCTCCGCTTCTGTAACCATTACAGCTGCCATAGTGTCCTTTCTTAAAAAGCTCCTCTAGGGCTAGGGCTACTAAACCCTAGAGGATTATTAAATTAACTAACTTATTACGTTAGGTTGAAGCGGCGAACGCCACCAGCAACTAATACACCGACAGCCATATATCCATATAGGGAGGTTTCAATTTCTCCGCTGGTTGGAATATTGGTTGAAAGTCTTAGAATTGGTGACTCGTAAATTGATACTGAAGATGGTACAACAATAAATGCTGACTCATCGATAGTTGTCGAAACTGCATTTGGATCTACGTACAAATCTAAACCAAGTACGTTTCCGCGCAGCGATGTTGGTACAGATGATCCTGCATTATTCATCGGATTAGCGGCATTGTAGATTGGGCGACCTGTTGAATCGGTTGCGCCTAATAGTAGTGACCACTGTGATGTACCAGCGATGTACTTAGTTGCTAGCTCACCTGTTGCAAGATATGCAGCTGGTGCTTCTGTAGATACGTAAGAAATAATTCCTGCAGATGATGCTGCTGTTGTTGCAGCTTGTGTACCGCCTGCTGTTAATGCTGCAATTACGGCTGCATCCGTTGCCTTATTGTAGGCTCGGGTCATGTTGTCTAACATGGCTGCAAAAAACTCTGGAGAACTCCGCTCAAGAATTTCTAAACTGTAGCGTTGAAGTCCGGCATATTTCTTAACTGTTAGATTTACATAACTGGAAACAATTCCGGTTTCTGATGGGCCCGCTGCTTCCGCAGTTTCTGCCACGGTTCCGCTAGTAGTAATTTTTGGAACACTTATGGTCATTCCGGCTGCCGGAAGAGCACGTGATCCAATTGCATCAATAGCTGGTCGTGATCCAATAAGTGTATCTACTACTGTAGGTACGAACTGTGTTGGAGAAAATGCTGGATTAGTGGTGAAAGAATCATCGGCGGCAGTCATAAATTTTGCTACGTCTGCTTCTGCTTTCATTACCCACTGTGCTGACTCGTGATTACCTAATTTTGCTTTGATGCTATGTTCTAGCATGTGTGCTTGTGTCTTAATTGGTGAGCGAGGCTCTGTATAGAATGATGCACTAATTGTTGGGCGTGCAGCCTCTACTGGAGCAACCTCTACCACTGGTACTGCTGTTGGCTCGGTGGTGTTGTCCACTTGTGCCTCACTTTCCGTAGTTGGTTGATTTGTTGCATCCGCTTCGCCTTCGCTAGCGGCAACTTTAGTTACTTGTGCTTCTGTAAATGCTGGTGACTCAACCAAGCTGACCTCTTTTAAGGTGGCTTTAGTTACATAGATATAATCTTTTTTCTGTGATGATTTAATAACATCTACTCCCACAGATAGACCATCTATTAATTGCTCACTTGCAAGCATTAACGCATCTGATCCTTGCATACTTGCGCTGATCTTAAAGCTAGCATAAATGCCATCTTCTGCTTCATTAAAATTCTGCATACGGCCAATAGGCTTATCATTTCGATGTTGCATAAGCATCTTTATCTTGCCGGGATCACCGACATCTATTGAACCTTTAGCAAAGACAACTTTACCAACACTTGTATTGCCGGCGGTCTCAAACGGGACAATTTTGCCAGCAATAACTCTGCGCTCGCCATCTGCGCTTTCTATTTGACTATTAAATGTAAGAATCAATTTGAATCCGCCCATGTTAGGACTGCAAAGGTGAATGATGGGGTAGTGCCACCAATTGTGCCGACTACTCTTAATTGATCGGTAAATGCAGTAGTTAATCTAATTACTTCTCGTGTAACGCCTGTTGCTTGTGTAAATGTAGCAATAGTATTCCAGTTAGTGCCATCTACTGTGTCTTGAACTACCACGTCTAAAGTAGGTAATGTGCCGCTAGCTGCGCTAACGTTTAATTGCATTACTAATTGTTTAGCAGCGGCTAGACCAGTAACGGTTGTGCCAGTAACTGTTGCAGTACGAGCAGCTGAAGCTAGTAGTGTTACTGTGCTAGCAGGTATATTGGCTTGTTGTATATCACTCATGCATTTTCTCCTTTAGCGCTGTTAATGTACTCAGCATCGCCACTTTGATTTCCGTTAGGGGTTAGGTCTTCCATTTCTTTTGCTTGCTCTAGGTCTATAAGTCCTAAAGTTAACATCTTCTCTATTGTCTCTAATCTTGCTTTGTCATCTGATCTTAAAAATGTTTCGCTAATATTAAAACGCACAGTATGTCCGGCAGCTGTAACATCATTCATGCTAAGTCTGTCTTCTATTGCACAAATATAAGGCTGTAGCGAATAAGAGACAAACTCTTTACGGCCGTCAATGATATTTTGATAGGTCATAGAATTATTCATATCTGCACTTATGTAATATGCAGGTACATTCATAGCACGTGCAATTTGTGTGGCTAAATATTGAGATGCCTCGTTATACATCATATCTTTAGGACTAAAGCCAACAGTCTCATAAGATAATGTGCTAGTTAGGTATGCAGTAGATCTTGATTGACGTGCTGCCTTCCAAGCTGCTAATAATCCTTGTACTTGTGACTCTGGCATGTCGGCGCCAGTATTTTTTATGAAGCCAGTAGCCATTGGTGTCTGTGCTGCTACAGCTGCCGCTTTTTCTAAATCTAATGCGCTTTGTATTGTGCGCCCGGCGGTTTGTAATACGCCTTGTGTAAGTCCTTGAAAAGTAATTAAACTTCCAACTCCTGACATAGGTAATTTTTCGTTATCCAATGTGTAATATAAAACTTCTGTACCTTTAGCATTTAATTGTGGAACTACACGAGTATTAGCAACCCATTCAAAACGAGATGGGCGCAGGTCGTCCGCAAATATTTCGGTGACACGCCAATATGCAACTCCGTAAAATATAAGACTATCGACAGTCCACGAAATAGTGACGGATCGTGGCTGTCGAATATCTGGCTGATCGCACCAGAGTGGCTTCGGTAATTCTGCACCTGTAGATTTTTTGTACAACTCTAATGGTAAATATCCTATAACACCTTTAATTAAATTAGCGCATCTGTTAACCGCGGGTACTTGTGTCGCAAGTGTACGATCCATCGGGCCCGCACCAAATGTGTTATAACCAAATCCAATAGTGCTATCGCCCATAACAGCTGGGGCATATTGCGCCTGTACGGTTTTATTATTATTAGTTAGACCTAATGCTGACAATATACCCATATACATACTTTATACCATAAAACAGACTAATAGTGCAAATTAGACAAAGATTTGCGCTGTTTGTTGCGGTCTGCTTAATTGACTTACCACCATAGCCAAAGAAATGGCAGCTGTGACATCTCCGGCTGATTTACGTCTTATTATACGCCAGCCAGCGTCATTAGTCTTAGCTGCACAATTATTTAAATGCTGTACTAAATCTGCCTGACCACTATGCACCATCCGGCCGTTAGCCATACTGTCTGATAAGTCTGAACAAGCTTGATAGAAGGCTTGACCTGATACATCTTGCATACGCCATCCGCTTTGCTCTAATCGTGTCGCTATTGACTGTGTGGCGTACTTATCAAAGCAGATAATGTGTGGATGATACTTACGTGCCCACTCATTTACGTCACTTGCCATTTTAACTTCATCTATTGCAATATCACTATGCCACAGCTGTGCAAGTCCTACAGCTATTTTGTCCCCTTTCATTTGACCCATAATTAACGCGCCTGATCGGCGTGTCGGTGCTATATCAAAAGCCATTATAGTCATTGGCCCAACAGGGATCTCTAAGGTACTGTCGCTGCAAGCTTCTATACTGCCATACACCCATGGACTGACTGCGCTATCTATCCACTGGCATAACATCTCTGTGCGTGTAGCTTCTACGCTATTTGTGTTAACTGATTCTTCTAAAGTCTGCTCATTTATTAAATGCGATAGTGCAGGGTTAGCCATAGCCCATGCTTTACGATCATGTATCTTACAGTGCTGCGGAGCTGACCATTCATAGTAACCTAAATTGTCGGGTGGGTAAGATAAACATCTTTCTCGTAGATCATTTAGCACTGTACTAAATCCATCACCGGCATTACTTGTCATTAGTGTCATCGCGTTAGGTCTTGCACGTGTAACGGGTAATGCGGCTGTAAATGCTTCGGGTGTCCATTCACGTAACTCATCGATGTAAAGGAAATCAGCGGTTTTGCCCCGGGGAGCGTCCCGGGTGGCTGCTGCTATCTCATATCTTGCACCATTAAGTAAACTAATAGATTCTTGACCATTAGCTAGTCTTATTTGTCTTACCTGATCTTTTAGAAACTGATTATCTTCTATTGTGTAAGCCACTTGCCTAAATGTGTCTAATGCCATGTTTCTGTTAGAAGACATGCCTAATACGTTCTTAGAGTCCCACAAAAAGAGATGAGCAAGGATAAGCATACGAGCTAGGTGTGTTTTGCCGTTTTGCCGGGCTACTAATACGAGAGCTGTCTTTTTACGCCAATTCTGTTCACTATCTACAGATAAAAGATCATCTAAACACCAGCGTTGCCATGGAATAAGCGGCAAGCCTATCTTTACAGCTAGATCTGCTACCTCTTGTGCTTTAGACAATCCTTTTAATAAAGGCGTGTGAATTCTAGGCTCAGTGCTGCCTATAAGTGTGACCCCTCGTAGCGTCTGTTTTACTTCTGTATCAATCTGCATCAAAGTTAAGCGTATCAGGTTTGATAAAAGGTGAGTCAGGCACTGTTCGTGTTGTTTTAGGGAGAGAACGTTGTGA